ACTCCAAACGAGTGGGCAAAGAGAGCGGTTGAAGCATTTAGGAAGCACAAAGCAGACCGAATTGTCGCTGAGGCAAACAATGGCGGAGATATGGTCGTCATGGTTTTACAACAAGTAGATCGAAATGTGCCAGTTAGTAAAGTAATTGCTACTCGTGGTAAAAGAGTTCGTGCTGAACCTATCTCGGCACTATACGAGCAAGGCCGAGTTCATCATGTTGGTTCATTTCCGTACTTGGAAGACCAAATGGTATTATGGACACCAGAGTCAGATGACTCACCAGATAGATTAGATGCATTAGTATGGGCGCTTACAGAATTAAAAGATGGTTCGATAGCATTATCATCTTTGGCATCTATGTCGCTAATATGTCCAAAATGTCAAATGCCAAATAAACGAACCAACAAAAATTGTCAATATTGCTCAGAACTTTTGAACGGAGAACTTAGTGGCAGTAACATATAACACAGTTATTGACCAAGGGGCGGATTGGTATATTAACTTTACTTACAAAAATCCTAATGGCACACCAATTAACATAACAAATTATACTGCCGCATTACAAGTTAGAACATCTCCGTTAGCCTCAACCGCAGTATTAACATTGACATCAAGTAGCGGAATTACAATTACTGGTGCTAGTGGTCTATTAGAATGTCATGCAACAGCAGCACAAACAGCCGCTATTACAAATGGTAAATATTCTTACGATATAGAAATTACATCACCAACATCAGTTGTTACACGATTGGTGCAAGGAACGATACAAGTTAGTCCACAAGTAACGAGAACGCCATGAGCGACATCATAATAGTTCAACCAGTTATACCAACAGTTGAAATTACATCTCCCGGACCACAAGGACCAGCAGGTGCTTTCAGCCCAAGCGATATTGCTTACACACATACACAAGCGGTATCATCTGCAACTTGGACTATTAATCACAATCTTGGATTTAATCCTACTGCGGTAGTATTAGATTCAGCAGGAACAATGTGCGAAGGTGCTTTTAGTTATCCAACAGTAAACCAAATGATAATTACATTCTCCAGTGCTTTTACTGGCACTGCGTATGTAGTATAAGGAGAAATACATGGCACGCAAATTTCTAGTCAGTCTTGATCTGACCAAGAACGAATTACAAAATGCGGTAATTCAAAATCTCGCTACTGCACCTGCTTCACCTGTCGCTGGTCAGATTTACTACAACACCAATGACAATGAATTGTATTTCTACAATGGTTCAGCATGGGAAAGCACACAGGCAGAATCAGAAGTTTTATACGGCTTATTTGCTAATCGCCCTGCTGCTGGAACTGCTGGCAGACTTTACTACGCAACCGACTATCAACTTTTATATTTTGATGATGGCTCTACTTGGGCTCAGGTATCTGATTTTGGTTCAGTAACAGCACAAACATCATACGGACAATCAAGCGGTAATGGTTCTTCAAATGATTATGCTCGTGCTGATCACACACATGGAACTCCATCATTAACAAATAATGCGGCAACAAATCTTTCAGTTGGTGGTAGTGCCGCAGTAGGAACTGGAACTGCACCTGCTCGTGATGACCACTCTCACGGAATGCCATCATTTGGTTCTGTTACTGCTCAAACAAGTTTTGGTGCCGCATCGGCAGATGGTTCAAGTTCATCTATTGCAAGAACAGACCATACTCATGGTACTCCAACACATGATAACTCAGCACACAGCACCATTAATCTTTCAGCACTCGCTGTTCCAACCGCAGATGTTTCATTTGCTACATATAAAATTACAAATCTTGGCACACCAACAGTTTCAACTGATGCCGCAACCAAACAATATGTAGATGATGTTGCACAAGGATTACATATTCATGCTTCCGTAGTTGCCGCAACAACTGCAAACTTAACTGCTACTTATGACAATGGCACTAGCGGAGTAGGTGCAACATTAACCAATAGCGGTTCACAAGCAGCACTTTCCCTTGATGGCGTAACACTATCCGCATCTGATCGTGTATTGGTAAAAAATCAATCAACACAATCACAGAATGGTATTTATACTGTTACCAATACTGGTTCAGGTTCAACTAACTGGGTTCTTACTCGTGCTACCGACTTTGATACTTCAACAGAAATTGATGGCGGAGATTTCACATTTGTTACTGGTGGCACAACTTATGACAATACTGGTTGGGTTCAAACATCAACATCAGTAACAGTAGGTTCAACAGCAATCATATGGCAACAATTTTCTGGTGCTGGTACTTATACCGCAAGCAGTGGTGTTCAATTAGTTGGCTCAGATTTTTCAGGTGTTGTAGTTGCTAGTGGTGGATTATCAGTTGGAGCATCAGGCTTTGAATTAGATACAACTATTGCGGTTCGTAAATACTCAGCAAACGTTGGAGATGGAACTGCAACTTCCTATACAATTACACACAATCTTGGTACTCGTGATGTAATTGTTAGCGTATATACTAATTCAGGAACATATGCAGAAGTGGTGTGCGATGTTGAACATACTTCAACTAGTGCAGTTACACTATTATTCTCAACAGCACCAACATTAAATCAATATCGTGTAGTCGTACACGCTTAGGAGGCATAGCGTGGGTCTGCTAGACAGATTGGCTAGAGCAGTCGCGCAGGAGATTCAGAAAGCACCGAATCTTCCTGCCGGCTCAGTCACCATGACCGAACAGGAAATGATGAATCGCTCTAATCCAATGGGGCAAAGTTACGGACAGTCGGTATCGCTTCCGCGTAATCCGATATGGCCAAATGTGCCATTCACTCCGGGTAATCCGTTAGTTCCGGGAGCAATCAACCCTGTCCGCGAAGATGGACGCGCTGACCCTCGGCGTTATGAGTATCAAGTTGCGCAGAACATCAACATTACTGAGCAACGCCTCATTCCGTTCAAGACGCTACGCGCAACTGCTGACCAAGTAGATATCGTTCGCCGTTGTATTGAAGTTATCAAAAACAAGGTAACTGGAATGGGCTGGGATATTGTTCTCAGCGAAGATGCCTCAGAGCGTATTGCTGCCGAATCAGGTAAAGACCATGTGCGAGCGATGGCGAAAGCGCGTGAAAAATATACAGACGAAATCGCACGCATTCGCGGATTCTGGGAAAACCCAGATAAAGCAAACGGACTTACCTACTCCGACTGGATGAATCTTGCGTTAGAGGAAATCCTTGTATTAGATGCTTGGTCAATATGGCCACAGCAGTCTGTCGGTGGAGATTTATACGGATTACAAATATTGGACGGCGCAACTATCAAGCCACTTATTGACGACAGAGGCATGCGCCCAATGCCACCGAATCCTGCGTTTCAGCAGATTCTATACGGCTTTCCGCGCAGCGAGTTTATGGCGCCAATGGAAATGGAAGAAGCCGATGGGGAGTTTACTGCTGACGAACTTATCTATCTCATCAAAAATCGCAGAAGTTGGACTATCTATGGATTTAGCCCAGTTGAGCGGTCACTTCCTCTTGCTGATATTTACCTGCGAAGACAACAATGGATACGAGCAGAATATACTGATGGAGTTCTCCCTGAACTAATGTTCAAGACGGATGCTACTTTCGGTAGTAATCCTGAACTGCTTCGCGCATACGAAAACATTTTCAACGATGATTTGGCTGGTATCACAGCACAGCGCAAGCGACTACGCATTCTTCCGCAAGGACTTGACCCAGTTCAGTTCGATGGATACGGCGAGAAGTTCAAAGACATTCTTGACAACTATCTTGTTACTTCTATCTGCGGACACTTCGGCGTATTGCCAAGCGAAATCGGTTTCAGCAGTTCGGGTAGTCTAGGAGCTTCAGGGCTACAACAAGGCGAAACTCTTTCCGCAGAAGTAATCGGCATTCAGCCACTCGCTGACTGGATTAGCAAGCAGATTTCTAACATTTGCTATGTCTATCTAGGTATGCCACGCGAACTTGAGTTCCGCATTATGTTTGAATCAAAGATAGACACCGAATCAGAAGCACGCCGAACCGACATTGAGTTGAAGAATGGCGGACGAACTGTCAACGAGGCTCGTGCCGCGATGGGCTTACCTTTGCTAGATACACCGCAAGCAGACATGCCAATGCTTCACAGCGGAGCAGGTCTGTTCTTCCTTTCACCGGAAGGAATCATTGATGCGACAACCGCAGCGAACGCCAGTGCTCTTGAAGGTCCTGACGCTACGCCTGTTGATGAATACC